CTGTACCGACATTCCTCAGACTTGCGGCGATGATGGCGGCGATGGCTCTTCTGATTCCGGCGGCGGGGATGGTCCTGACTGCAGTGATCCTTACGAGATAGAGCACAACCCGGCTTGTGATGTTGCTGATTTTTGCGACCGTGCCGAGAACGTGAATCATCCTGACTGTTTTTGCCGCGACCATCCTAATGATCCTTCTTGCGGCATTGTTGAGCCTCCTCCTGACACTACGACTGGCCCTCCTCCTGATACTACGATTAATCCTCCTCCTGTTTTTTCTGTTGGGGTTATTGATTCTTTGTGTGCTATTGTTAGTTCTGCTGGTTATTCTGTTAGGGTTTCCACTTCTATTGGTGTTGGCGGCCGTTCTGCTTCCCAAATTAAGTCTGAGTATTTTGGTTCTGGTTCTGTTTGGGCTTGCAATAAATTTACTAGGATTTATTTGTCTTCTGGTTGCTCCCAAACTTTTGTTCCTGACCGTGTTTTTTATTACAGTTTTGGTCCTAGCCCTAATTCAAATTCGTCTTATGATTGTGTTAATTGTTCTATTCTTTGTCCTGTTAATTCTTCTAATTCTTCTGATTCTTCCGACAATTCCTCCGGTTCATCCGATGACGGTTCTTCCAGTTCGTCCGAGCCTTATTGGTGCGACTTGCATCCTGATGATGCCATATGCGATGTTGCTGATTACGATGAGTACTGCGAGCAGCATCCCAATGATCCTTTCTGCGTTCATTCCAGGGATTGTTCTCTCAATCCTTCTCTTCCTGAGTGCGTTGGTCCTCGTCCTCCCAAGCCTCCCGAGGGCGGCGGCGGTGATGGCCCCGGCGGCGGCGAGGGTGGCGATGGCGGCGGTTCTTCGGATTCTTCCGGGAACGATTCTCTCAATATCTCCTGCGAGAGTTTGTCTAACTGCGACTGGGCGAAGCTGAGCACGCAGCTTTTGGAACTTGGCGTGAGCGAGCGTACTCTCGACAGCCTTTCCCGTCTTCTTTCTGTTGTGCGTTCTTATGTTTTCGTTGATTCTGTCCGGGCTGTGGCTTCTTTGCAGTTTCTTTCTTCTATTGCCGATATGGAGGCCGCTATTGGCGAGCATATTCTCTATGGTGTTATTCCTCAGCTTAATATTCTTGCTTCTTATGTTGGCGGCGTTACTTCTGCTGTTAATTCTGTTGGCGCTTCGGTTGCTTCTCTTGAGAATTCGATGGCTGGCTGGCTTTGGAATATCAACGACAATATTTCGTATTCCCGTTTTCTGGTTCTTAATGGCCTTGGCAATATTGAAGGTGTTTTGCGGGATGTTTTTTTTAGTCCGTGGGGTGAAAATATTCTTGATAATGTTCGTTTTGGGATTTATGAAGTTGGCAATATGCTTGATTATGATATTTATCTTTTCCGTCAGGATTTCAATGGTCGCTGGAATTCTTGGCTGTCTCAATTTAATGATATGTTTTTTGGTTGGCAAGGCCAGTTTGGAGACTACCAAGGTGCGTTTGGCGATTATGTTGATTGGCTCAAGGGCAAGAGCCGCGAGGACAGCCTTCTTTCTCTCATGCGCTGGAACGCCGAGGCTGATGGCCGCGGGAGGCTTATTGAGGTGGGCGAGACTATCAGCGGCCGCATATATTCGTATTACGCCTCGCAGAGTGATATTTCCAATCGGCAGCTTGCGGCTCTTGATAGGATGGATTCCGCCAATGGCCTTTATTATGCTTCCGTGTCCGATGGCCTCTCCGGGATATCCGAGGGCCTTGGCAGATTGGACAGTTCCCTTTCCGCCGGCAACGCCGATATCTTGGGGTATCTTGATTCTCTTTCCGGCTCATGCCAGGGCGATAATTGCGGCGATTACTCCGGGGCGGGCGAAGGCGCTTTCGATGGCCTTGACACGTCCGGCCTTTCCGCTGGCGTGTTTGATTCTCTTTTGACTGCTCCCGGCTCCAAGGGCCTCTCCGATTCCGTTTCCGTCTTGTCCGGGAAGATTCGCCAGGCCACGGCCACCCCATTTTTTGACAACATGGCCTGCCCGGCCGCCGATCTGTCTATCGATGCCTGCGTTCCTTTCGGCTCGTCTTGCGCCGTGTCCCTGTGCGACGACACTTTCTACGTCAAGGGAAGGCATGTGTTCGAGTGGGTGGGCGTGTTCGTTGAGTTTGTCGCCTGGGTTCTTTTTCTTGTGAGGATAGCGTGATGGATTACCCTTTTTCTTGGTCGTGGCCTGAAGTTGAGATTGTGCCTGAGGTTTATGAGTGCCCTTTTTGCGGCTTCCGCTATTATGCTCCGGAGGCTGATGGAGAAAAGTCTGTTTGTCCCAGGTGCGGCGATGGGAGGATAAAGTTATGAATAGGGAAGAGATTGAAAAAAAAATTGGCGAGCTTGAGACGGAGTTTAACAGGCTTAATGAAGCTCTTGATATTCTTGATGGGCCTCGTTCTTTTTTTGGAAGATTTAAGCGGTCTTTTATAAGTCGTTGTTGGTCTTTTGACAAGAAATTGTTTGATTTTGACGAAGGCGTTTATTTTGTTGTTTATTTTTGGGTTGTTGTTATTTTGTTTCTTGATGTTGTTGTTTATGTTTTGTTGCCGGTTATTTCTTTTCTGTTGTCTTTTTTGGTGACAGGAATTGGGGGTCAGTGACTTTGCTGTATAAGTTGATGCCTATGCTTTCTATTATCATTAGTGCTATGATAGTTGCTATGATTTTTGCTGTTATTTTTCGTGTGGAATTGAACAGTTTTGTTTTTTCTGTTTTGTATGCTATTGCTGCTGTTGCTGCGAATGCTGCTGCTGTTATTGCTAGCGGTATTATTGCTGCGTTGACTAAGCCCTTTATTTCTTCCATTCCTTCAATTTACAAAATCCGGGGTTCCCATGCCTGAGATAGATTTTTTCTCCGTCCATTGCGCTGCTCTTCCTTTTGCGGTTGCCCTGTCCCCTGTCCTTGCCGCTTTTGCCGGCTTCCTTGCCCGCTTCCTCGGCTCCTGGCTGCTCATGGGCATATTCGCGTTCATAGCCGAGTTTCTTCCTCGCTTGCTTGGCCTTGGCCAGGGCTTGATTTCTTACGGCTTCGGCGTTGCCGCTTCCGCTTCCTTCTCCTCTTTCCAGGCCGCGCTTTCGATGGCCGGCGTTTCCATCCCCTCGTTCTCCGAGCTTCTCTCCGGCCTTCCCCCCGGCGTTCTCTGGGCTGGCTCCGCCCTGCGCGTCCACAGGGTTGTTTTCATTTTTGTGAGCGTTCTCATAGTCAGGCTTCTCCGCAAGGTGATGGAGAGCGTTGCCGCTTCCGCGGCGAGGACGGCTTCAAGCGCTCTCATGAGCGGCGGCGGCAAGTAATGGTAATATGCTACACGGGCTTGCCTGGCGGCGGCAAGAGCCTGAGCGCGATCCAGGATTTCGTTCTCCCCGAGCTTCGCCGGGGCCGCCATGTCTTTTGCAACATAGCCGGCCTTTCTCCCATGCTCATAGCTTCTCGTCTTAGTTCCCCTGGCAATGTGGTTTCCACTTCCTACGTCAACCGCTATCTTCACCGCTTCTCCATGTCCTTCAATGATGACGAGGCCGCAAGGACTAAGGTTTTCAGGCGCGAGCTTAAAGACGGCTCTGTTCATTATTCCAACATTGAGGGCTTGATTCTTCTCGTGAATGATGTGATGTCGTATAATGAGACTGTTTTGATTCTTGACGAGTGCCACGAGTATCTGGCCGCCGAGAACTGGAAGGCTCTCCGGCCCTTCGCCAAGTATGTGTCGATGGCTCGCCATTACGGCCATGACCTTGTTCTCATCACGCAGCATGTCATGGACATCTGGGAGCCTCTCCAGAGGCGCGTCCATGAGACCCATGATTTTGTGCGCGGCAAGCTCGGCTTCAAAACGCAGTATATGGAGAAGGTTTACTATGGCTGCAACGTGTTTGTCGCTCCCGGCTATGTCAGGCAGCGCGTGAATGACAAGAGCCTGTACATGCTTTACGAAAGCCACAGCGGAGGCGCGAAGGAGCATCTCGGCTACATTTCCATTTGGAAGGACAGGAAGCTGCTGGCCCTTGTCGCGCTTGCCGTCTTTTGCCTTTTTTTTTCCGCCTATCGTCTCCGCGACGGCCTGTTTGGAAGCTACAATCGTTCTGTTTCGTCTTCTTCCGTTTCCGTCCCTGCTCCCGAGTATTCGCGGGATGCCAATGTTCTGTATGTCAAGTATGTCGTCTGCGGTTCTTTTGACTGCAGGGCAACCCGCCCGGACGGAACTGTCATAACCCTTCCCCTTGACTACGCAAGCGGGAAATATCCTGTTGAGGTGAAAAAGTATGTCCCCGGTTCTTCCAGTCCTTCTCTTGGCTTTGGCTTTCCCGGCGTTCGCGCAGGAGTGCAGAATGAGCCTGGACGAAAGTGAGATAGATTTGCACGGATGGCTCCGCGCTTTCTACTCGTGCCCGTCTCTTGGCCGCTCGTTCGTCATGGACCATGCGGTCCAGCGGCCTCTGCCATCGTACGCCAGCTTCTCTTATGGCAGGAGCAATTACGCTTCCATTCTCAGGGAGGTTCTCGGCCCTCTGGGCTTGAGGCTTGTCCAGGGCAAGTGGATTGACGCCGTTGTTGTCTCTCCCCCTCCTTCTCCTTCGCCGCCTGTTTCTTTCTCTTCTCCCCCCGCCCTGCCCCCTGCCCCCTTAATGGGGGCATCGGGGGCTGGCGGGGGAGCGGCTGCTTCCGATTCTTCTTTCTCTCCGGAGGTTTTGGATTCTGTTGATGTTTCCAAGCCTGTCCCCCGCCGCTTCCGCGCGAGGGCTTCCGGCTTGCTTCGTTCTTCCGCCAGGAGGCTGGGTTTCAGCTATTCCGAGCTTGTCGCCTCCGCAAGCTCCGATGGCGTTTCCCAGGTCTGGAATGTGTCGGCGATGGCAGCCGATTCTCTCGGCTCGGCCGACTTTGCCCGGACTGTCTATTTTTCGGCTTTTGACACCGCGAGGGTTATTTTCGGCTCCGAGGTCAGGAGGCCCGAGTCCACGCTCAATTACGAGAACGGCTCCGCACTCACGCAGTACAGCTCCCTGTTCGACGGCTTGACTGTTTCCCTCTCAGGCGACAGGTGGTCTTTCGTCTGGCGGGGCTCCGGCTCGCTCCTTGACGTGCCCGGCTCGCTCGGCTCGTGCGCCTCCGGGTCCGGCAGGGTTTCTTTTTCTTCGCGCAGGGGCTTGCCTTTTCTTTCAGGCGTTCCGGGCCTGCGGTGGCTGTTTTCGCATGAGAGCTCTTTGGAGGATGAGCTTTTCGTTAAGGTATGCCTTGAGGAGATTGAGGAGGCCGTGCCTTCATTGTGAGGTGAGCTTTTCGTATATTTCTTTTAACCGGTTAAAGTTCTATTTCTATTTCCAGGTTTTTCTTTATTGTTAGCTTTGGGTTTTTGCTTAGGAAGTCGATAATCATTTCATCGCTTGCTTTTGCTGTTCTTGCGGCTGCTATCATTCCTTCTGCGCTTGTTTCTAGCCATTCCGTCATTTTATTCTGTTCCATGTTCATTATTTCAGGCTCGTTTCCGAGCCTCTTGAAAATGAAGTTTTTTACGAGTGTTTTAAGCATTTTTTTTACATTCCTCTTTTTATCATTTTTATGATGTCGTTGTATCCCATCGTTTGAATTTCGTTCAGTTCTTCCGCTGTTGCGAATTTTGCGTAGTTGTTGAAGTATTTCGCTTCAATTCCTACGTTTTTTGCGTGAGCTCTTGCTGCGCTTAGTTCTTTTGCTTTTCTCATTTTGTCCTCCGTGCATCTTCCGATGCGGTTTCCCGGCAACATTGCCGGTATGGCTTGGCAGGGTAACGCTCCCTGCTGGAATCTGAATCAAGTCTAATTTACAAAGTTGAACAGGTTTCTTTGTTCTCCTTCTTCTTTCGCTTTTCTCTTTTCTATGGCCTTTTTCTGGCTTCTGAAGCCCTTTTGCATGAGAGACCGGTCTTTTCCCCTGAACAGGGCGAAAGAGGCCTCAATGGCCTCCTTTTCGCTTTTCCCGGCCTCGTGCGCTTTTTCTGCCATGAGCATTCCGAAGATGTACCCTTTTTGCCTTTCAAGCTTTCTAAGCCTGTTCTGTATTTTTTGCATTGGTGTCATTTGCTATTCCTCCTCTGCTTTGTCAAAGGCGTATTTTCCGCATGGGCATGTGTTTTTTATGAATCCTTTGAAGTCTTTGTTTTTTTTCTTTGTGAAATTTTTTTCGCTTGTTCCGCAGAAAGGGCACGAGCCTATTTCTCTCTCTCCTTTGAAATACTCAGGTTTTCCTTTTTTCTCCTGTTTTTTGCCCCTGGGGGGTTTGCAGCTCGTTGCCGGAAAAGCTCGCGAAGCTTTACCCCCCTGGGGTTTCAGCTTTTGCCTGTTAGCTGATGCAGCTCCCATCGCAAAGTATTTCAATCCTGTGCTTTCTCCGGTGTTTCTTATTGCCAGGTATGCGAGGCACTCTATGGCCGAGCTTGATATTCCCGCATTCTCCGGCTTTTGCGTTTCCGTCTCGCCAAGCGCGAAATACAGTTTCGCGAGTGCTTTCTGTGTTTTGCCCATTGCTTCTTTTTTCATTTGTTACCCCCGGGGAGTGGATTTTCTTCGCCTGCAAACTCACCCCCCTGGGGTATGCCTTTTTTTTTGCCTGTTTTCATGGCTTGTCCTCCTCTATTCTGTAGTGGTTTCCTGTTTTTATTATTATTGTGTTCCCGTGCCATTCTGTGTAGTGTCTTTTCTTTGCTGTGTCGTATTTGTAATCCGCTTCCATTATTTTTTCCATTGTTTCGCGCATTTCTTCTCTTGTTTTTTTTCTGATGTCTTTTCCTAGAAATCCTTTGAAAGGTTTTCCATGTACATACATTACTGGAAATCTTTCCAGCTGGATGAAGTCCGGCTTTGCTTTCTCGTTTGCCGAGAACTCTTTTTTGTCTCTTGAAATAAAAAGTTTCGTTTTCATACGGCCTCCGTTGTGTTTGAAATTTTCTTCCATTCTATGCAGATTTTTTCTGCTTTTTGCCAGAATTCGATTTCTCTTGTTTTGTTCCAGTCGTCTCCTGTTCCTTTTTGGTAGCATCTTTTCCACAGTCCGATTTGTTCGCTTGTGAAACCGCTCACCATTGATGCCAGTCCGTTTTCTGAAAGGCATTTTTTTATCTCTGCTATCGTCATGTGTCCTCCGTGCATCTTCCGATGCGGCTGTGCCAGCTTTCGCCGGCGGTTTGTGTGTTCAGGGCGACCGTTTTTTTGGGCCTCCCCGCTTTCTTGGATTTGGCGGGGAGGTCAAAAAACCCTCATGTTTTGCGGCTCCGCCGCCTATCCTATTCCCCTGCGCAAAACCGAAAAGCTCTCTGCAAAACATTTTGGTTTTTTTTCCGTCCGCAAGGACATAAGAAAAAAAAGCAAAATGCCTGGCCGTGCCAATGCCTCGTTTTTTGTTTTCCGGCGGATGCCGGCTGGCGAGGCTCTGGCGCGGCTTTTGCGTGGGCCAAAGTACCCATGCTGTGAATCGTCTTTTTGCTTCTTTTTCGGCGAAGGAAAAAGAAGATACCCGGCCTGCGTTTTCATCCAATTTGTCGCAAGGCGTAGTCATGGTTGTAGTATTTGTACCTGCCTTTCCAGACGAACCTCTCCGGGTGCATCTCGTAGGCGAACTTCATTGCCGTCATCCGGGTTGTCCCGAATATCTTCGCTATCTTCGGGAACGCTATCCTCTGCCCGAGGAGGCTTTCTATCATCCTCTCCTGCCCTTCGAGTTTCCACGTGTGTTTCTTCCCCCATTGCCCTTTCATGAACCGCCTCTGGCTTTTGCCTCTCCGCTCGAAAAGCTCCGGGAATTTCTCGGTGGCGAAGTTCCGCACTGTTTCCCTGCATGACCGGTATTTCTTCCCTATGTCCGTCAGGTTCACTCTTTTGCCTATAAGCTCCCTCACCTCGCTTTCCAGGCCTTCGAGCTTGCTGGGCCTTTTTTTCGCCTTGCCTCCCTTGTGCACGCCCGTCTTGCCGTTCGGCCATCCCTCGGCCTTCCTTCTTGCGAGGGCTTCCTTCACACGCTTCGATATCATGTCCCGCTCTATCTCCGCCGCGAGCCCGAACGCGAACGCGAGGGCCTTCGCCGTTATGTCGCTCCCCAGCCGGTAGTTGTCCTTGATGGTCCACACCTGCACGTCTCTTTTCATGCAGTGGTTCAGTATTTCCATTATCATGAACAGGGACCGGCCTAGCCTTGAAAGCTCCGTGCAGATCAGGATGTCGCCGGGGGAAAGCTCCTCAAGCAGCCTCCCAAGCTCCCGCTTCTGGACTTCCTTCGCCCCGGATATCGTTTCCTCTATCCATTTCCCTATTTCCATCTCCTGCCGCTTGCAGAAGTTCCTTATCTCGAACTTCTGGTTCTCGTTCGTCTGCATGTCCGTGGACACGCGCACATAGCCGTATGTCATACAGGCCTCCCTGGTTGGTTGTTCGGATGGCTCTCCAGCTAAATCCGTTCCAGTTCGGTTTTCGAGCCTCTGGTGGAGGCTTCAGGCGCTGGCTCGGGCTTTTTGAAATGCGTATGTCTATAACATACGCATTT